GGGTGTTCTTACGAACAACAGTTTGACGTCATCCTCGCAAGCGAGGATAGACGCAGCAAACTCTTGTCCGACAAACACGGCGACGGACAAGCACTACGCATACGCTCCGTGCTCCCGTCGCAGGTTGATGCCCCCCCCTGGGGGGCATCAGCGTTATTTAAAAAACTTATTTTTAAGCGTCATAGAAATATGGGGTTGCAACGTAATTAAACGAGACGGCAGCAGAAGGCAATACAACGGCAGAGCTCATTGTAGTTGCTGATAGTGCCATCCAGAAAGGAAAATCCTCAGGCGAAGCTGCGGCATCCGATCGGTAGTTCAGTTTCTTTCCCTTTCCAAAAGTCATAGTATAATTAAAAAATACATAACTTTCTTTCAGTCCCTCGGCATCGGTTCCAGCGGAACCAATATAATCCGTATTGACTGCACGTTTAAAATCCTTGCGAACTACAAAACTCTCCTTATTCCAAGGAGTATTGTAATCGCCGACAGAACCTGTATAGGAATTACCAGGTTCTAACATAGAGGTATAATTAGCACTTATTACTCCACTAGTGATGCTTTGAGCATCCAACACATTGCGTTGCCTTAAAACAGCAGCACGTATAAGAATACGGCTAGCAGCGGCACTACCAGTTGGTAAGTTCATTTTAAAGTAACCTCGGATAACAATTTTCTTTAAAGTAATTTCGTTACCGATACGATTATTCTCGCCTGACCCCTGAGTTATCAGAGAGAGAATAGGTTGTGTATTTGTCAGACGTGTCGTGGTAGTAAGGTCAGGACGAACGTCAGTGATATTTACTGATAGTGGAGTTCCAGTTTTTAACTCTCTTTGCTTATTGAGCACCGACAGCACTCGCTGCGCAAACGACATTTTAGATTTCTTAGCACCTCTACGAGCACCCTTGCGATTTCTACGAAAACCTTTTGACGGCATTGTATATAGTAGATTTAGAAAATAAATTTGCCTAAATTAATTTCCTAAAAAAGAACTTAAAGAATTTTCTCCTACTAATGTATAATGTCGCTACCTGATTTAGAGATATTAGAGACGGAGGAAGGGGGTAATACTCTATCCCCTTCCTCCTCACCTGCGCTGCAACCTTTGCAGTATGTCCATCATACTTTTACTTGGAACAATCACCCCGTTGGTGCCCCAGAGATATTGTGCAACTTATTCAACCATATTGCATACGATTACGTCTTCCAAGAAGAAATGGGCGAAAAATGTCACACGCCCCATTTACAAGGTGTAGTTTCTTTAAAGAAACGAATGAGATGGAGTGAATTCGGACTGCCAAGATGCATTCATTGGGAAAAAGTCAGCTGTTTGCCAGAATGTTATGCCTATTGTAGTAACCCAAATAAACGATACGGGAATATTTGGTCACTAAAATACAAAGCTCCCCCAAGACTAAATCTTTTACACCCAGCAAATTTTTACGATTGGCAAAAGGAGCTCATTACTGAAATTCAAACAGAACCCGACGATAGAACAATACATTGGTTATGGAGTATGGAGGGAAATATTGGCAAAAGCACGTTTTGCAAATATCTAGTTCATTTTCACAGGGCAATAGTCTGCGGAAAAGGAAACTATGCTGATATAATTAATATTATGTTCAAAGCTGATATGGTAACAAGTAACCTTGTCGTATTTGATTTGCCCCGAAACAACGGAAATAAAATTTCCTATTCTGCATTGGAGAGCATTAAAAATGGTCTCATAGTTAATACTAAATACGAAACTGGAAGCAAAATATTTAACCCTCCACACGTTATCGTCTTCTCTAATATGATGCCTGATGTGTCGGCTATGTCTATGGATAGATGGAATATTAAATGTTTAGATTAATCAGGATTTTCATATAGTGCACATACGTGCTCTATATGAAACATAGGATGGTAAGGCATCCTTGGTTTCTAGGAGGGTGTTCTTACGAACAACAGTTTGACGTCATCCTCGCAAGCGAGGATAGACGCAGCAAACTCTTGTCCGACAAACACGGCGACGGACAAGCACTACGCATACGCTCCGTGCTCCCGTCGC